AATAAGTTATGATGATTAAAAACACAAAGATTGAAAAGAAACACCAATTCTATGAAGAAGTTCTTTTCCCACAATTAAATGGTAATGGTGAAGGTATCGGTTCTTACATTACTCAATTAGAAATGAGAGTAAGAAGTTTAACCGATATGATAAAAATTCAAAGTGAAGAAATTCAAAGATTAAATGGAATTAAAAAATAAGTTATGGAAACATTAATTATGGATTTAATCAAACAATCCCAAAAAAGTTTGAAACAAATTGAAGGTAAATACCAAAGTGATAGTTATCAAAACGAAAGTGAATGGAAAGAAGATATTACATTCATTAAAGGTAGAATTGAAGGATATAAAAGAATTTTAGAATTAGTAAACACAAAATAAAAACAACAAAGTTATGAAAGTAGAACAATTATTGGAACAAATGGATAAGAACATCAAAGTATTAACGGATAGTGTTAATAGAATGGCATCCTATCAAAAAGATGAAGTGAAAGAAATCTATGGAAGTATCAAAACATACAACGAATGTATGAGTATGGAAAGAGGTGCACTAACTGCACTTATGAATTTCAGGCAATGGATTGTAAACAAAAATTCGGTAGAAACACATTTAGAAACATACGAACAATTATTAGAGCGTTCAATTAGAAAAGATTAAATTATGGCACAATTAACACACAAACAATTATCAGAAAACGCACATTTCCTTTCAACAAAATATACAAAAGGAAGTAAGTTAAACAAAATCTATACTAAAATGAGTAGAAGAGAATTTATTAAATCACTATTAAAATTGGAATGGTTATGGAACAAACAATAGAACAATTACAACAACGCCTGATAGATTTAGAGAGGAGATTTTTCCCTATTGAAAAGGTTGTGTATGAAACATCCAAATATAAAATTGAGGAGTATAAACAACAGGAGATTGATAATAACGGAACAACTTACAATGTATCAGCTACAATTGAAACTGATAAAGGAACAAACACTATCAATTTCAAAGTGAAAGCGTGGAGTGAGAAACAGGCATTATATTATGCAAATGAAAATGTAATCTTTCCTAATATGAGTAAATTAAAAGAAAGTGGAAAGATTAAATGGTTTAAAACAATTAGTAAACAAATAGTAAAATAATAAGTTATGATATACAAAAGTAAATTAAGTAAAGAAAAATTATTAGAAGGTATTATTGATACATTGGAAAAAGAGATTGAAGAATTAAAAAACGATATCAAAGTTGATAAAGAATTAATGGATGAGTTATTACAAACTCGTATTATTCAAAGTGAAGTTCATTCGGATATTGAAAAAGTATGGATGTATGATGCAACCTTAACAAAAGATTTATCTCCATATCAAAGAAGAAAAAGAAGTGAAGCAATAGAAAGAGTATTTTACAAAGTAGCAAACCAATGGATTGATTAATATAAAAACAATAGTATGAAAGTAGAACAAATGGAAAGGATAATCCGATATTGTCCTTGGAATTTATCAAAAGAACAATTATGGAATTGGGTATGTGATTATCTTACCGAAACTTTATATTGGGATTTAGATGATAATCAAACAGGTCCAACTGATGAACAATTGGAAGAAGTAGAAAATGTATTTAATCAAGTTATAAACTAAAAATATGGAAAAGAAACAAGAGTATGCAATGTTGCAACTACCAAAAAGAACACACGCTTTATTAAAAGAATATTGTAAACAACATGGATTTATAATGAGTGTATTCGTATCAAACCTAATTAACAAAACAATAAAAGATAAAAAATAAGTTATGAAAAAAACATACTATCACGCATTTACAATGGATAAAATGAAATCCGTTATGCAAAGTGGATTGATTAAAAACATATCCGATAATGGTGTATACTTTACGGATGATGCAATTAGTTCATTGGATTGGATTAGATGTAGAGAAGAATTATGGTTTAAGAGAAAACATAAATCATTAGGGTTAGCTATATTTGAAGTTGATACTGATGATGAATTATTAATACCATTTCAGGATTATGCAAATCAATTAAGTGATTACTTTCCTCAAAAGATGAAAGATGCACAACAAAGTGAATGTGTAATTTATCAGAAAACAATTCACCCATCTTTATTAAAGTTTGAAGAATGTTTTATTGATGGAGATGATTATGATTGTGTTGAGTTAGTTAATACACAAAAGTATTCAGCACCTACCAAAAAGATGAGGATTGATTTGATGATGAAAGGATTTGAAAATATGTTAATGTATGATACTGAAAATAAAGAATACATAGTTGGAAGTAAAACTGCACATTACCAAATAAATGGTAATCCTAAATTAGCAGAAGAGTTCTATAATAAAATGATACTACATTGGAAAACATCACCACACAAAACTAAACAAATTGGTGGTAAAATATTAGTGTAATTAAATTAGGATTTGTTTGTTATCATAACCAAAGTTAGGTTTTTCTATTTCCTAACCACCCCGGCACATTAAGTTGTGCCGGGTTTTCTTATTTCAAAATTATTTGATACTTATATTTGGTAAAGTGAAATATTATTCGTATATTACACATATCAATTAACAAACATACAATATCTCACATTGTATTAAAGATAACGGAAGAAATTCCAAAACAAACCCCTGAGAATTATGAAGTGAGATTTCATAGTTCAATGGGGTTTTTAATTAAATTATGGCACGACCAATTAAACACAACGCTGATTATTTCTCACATGATTGTAATATGAGGAATGATATGAAAGTAAAAGCGTTAAGAAGAAAGTATAAGGCATTAGGATATGCAACTTATATTATGATGTTAGAATTACTAACTGAAAACGATTACTTTGAAATTGAATGGAGTGAAATGAACATTGAATTACTAACTCCTGATTTTGATTTGGATGCAGATGAATTATCAGAAATTATTGATTACTGTGTTAAATTAAATTTACTTCAATTAACAGGAAACATATTACATTGTGATAAATTAACTGAAAGATTGGAAGAAGATGTATTGAGTAGAAGAAAAGGTTATTGTATCAATAACTCTAAACGAATGAAGTTATTACAACAAAAACCTATCAATAACGGAGTTAATGTATACAATAACTATGATAATGTAAACATTAACCAAGAAAGTAAAGTAAAGGAAATAAAAGTAAATAAAACTGAATTAAATAAAATGAAAATAGATGAAACTGAAGCATTATTAGAAGAGTATTATATAGAAGAATATAATAAAATACTAGAACAAGAATATGCTGATAATAGTATAAATGATAATAGTATAAATCATAATATGAATATAAAGTTAGCTAAACAAACTTTAGATAAGTTAACTGAATATATTGATGATAATAATATTCCAGCTGCAAAGAAGTTATTAGCTGATATAAAAGATGATTATGAAAGTTTTGATAACATACTTCAGATTTGTTATGAAGAAGATGAAGCAGTGTTAAATAACTGGAGAAATTATTTTTCTAACACATTACAATTCATAAATTAAATATAAAAAATAAAAGTAGTGTTTATTCTATGTAAGAACTTAATTACAATAGCTGCGACGATTATTATCATTAAACATATGCAGTGTTCTTACTAGTTTAAATCATAGCCCGGTTGAGTTTGTGCCATCTCTCAACTGGGCATTTTTTTTGCTTTTAATATTATTCTGATATATATTCCAGAAGAAAGTTTGGTATTATGAAATATTTTTCGTATATTGAACTAAATGATTTAAACTAAAATTAAAAACAATGGCTAAAAAATTAACAAAAAGATGTAGCAAATGTGGTGAAGAAAAACCCACAAATCAATTCAACAAAGAAAGTAAATCACCTGATGGATATCAGGCATACTGCACCTGTTGTAAAAAGGAAATTCATGGTGAATACATGAAAAGTAATAAATCCTCTCTTATATACAGGATTGTTAATCCAATAGGGGATACATACATCGGAAGCACACAAAGATTATTACATTTAAGATTTACAACACACAGAGCAGATTACAACTTGCATCTTAATAATAAAATTACAAAATTCCCAATGTTATATAAATCATTCGATAAATGGGGAATAGATGCTCACACATTTGAATTAGTTGCTGATTTAGGAAATATCAGTAGTGAACAATTAAGAGTGATTGAAAGTAAAATGATTATTGCATTGAAGAAGAATGGTAAATCACTAAATGTAAATAACTAATATGAAATGGATTAAGATTGGTGATTATGTTGAAGCATTGATACATGTCCTTACTTTTGGGTTTGGGCATAGTATTGCATCATTTATTGCAACTTCATTAGGATATACAAGTTGTAAATGTTGTGAGAGAAAACAATGGTTAAACAGATTAACGGATAAAGAATATGATGGAGGTTGTGGCCATATAAAATTATTTTAATATGCAAAACACAAAACTTATACTAACACCGGAGAATAAAAATTATCTAATCCTATTTTTGGGAGATTATTTAGTTCAATGTGGTAAAGATATGAACGAAATACCTAAAAAGAAATTGATTGAATTATTGAATGTATTAATCCCAGATTAAAAATATGAATATAAGAGTATTAACAAAAGAAGAAAGTATAGAACTTTGGGAAAAGGAAAAGAGTGAGAGAAGAGAGTGGACAACCGAACAAATAATTGAAGATGCAAAGTGGGGATTATCTCTACCTGGCACAAAGTATATACTAACACATCAGTATGAAGATTTCTATAAATGGTTAGAGAGTGAAGAGGCAAGAGAACAATGGAATATTCTACCAAAAACACAACATTTAGCTAGATACTTTTTATGGAAACATTGTGAAGGAAAATCAGCAGATGAGATGAATGATTTAATTAAAAATCAAATATACTAAAAACAAAATAAAATAACATGGAAGAAACAACATTCACATTAGAAGGAGCAGAAAAACAAATAGACCCAAATGCAGTTTATATGGTTGATTTTACAAAGATGCAATCCGTAAACGATATGGTATTAATCTTAGCAAGTATGGCGATAGGGTTTCCAGGCAACCATCCAAACATTGATTTATTAAAACCATTCCTAAATTTGGATAACCCAATTCAGAAACAACAACCGCCAGTAGAGAAATCAGTTCAATTACCAAAATTAAAACCTGTTAAATAATATGGAATTGACAAGTGAACAATTAGAAGAATTAAAAGGTGTGCTTAGTCAAATTACAAATAGATTACCAGAGAATTTAGCACATTACATTTGGAATACATTTAACCATATAAGAAACGAACAGGAACCAATGCCGTGCATGTGCGGAAGTAGTGGAGCACATTGGAAAAGAGCAGTGGACTTCCTTACAGAATATGTTAAAGATAAATAAATGATTACAGGCAGTTTCCAATGTGAGTGTGATGAAAGATTAACAGACCTATTTAATCAACACCACAAATGGCTTTTAAAATCAGCAAGTAAGATTACCCGTAATAGAGAAGAGAGTGAAGATTTAGTTCAAGAACTTTACATCTATTTGCATGAGAAATGTAATCCTAAACTATTCGGAATAACTACTCCTTACAATTTATTTTATTGTAGTAAGTTTTTGCATAGCAGATTTATCAACAAAACAAAAAAACTAAATCGGACAATACTAGTAGATGAAGTAAATGATGTAGGTGAAGATATACCCTATGATGAAGAGTGGGATGAATTACTACAAAGGACACATGAAGAAGTAATGGGAGAAATAAAACATCTAAAAGGAACAAAGATGTTTGCAAGTGCAATGATATGGGAATTGTATTGGTGTTCAGAAGATACTTTAGACCAGACAGCAAAGAAGATAGGAATATCAAAATCGACTTGCTTTTTAGCAGTAAGAAAAATAAGGAGACATTTAGAAAAAGTTATAGATAATCCATTTAATCAGAAAAAATAGTTATGGCAGGAGGGTTATGGCAAAGAAAGTTTAATTATACTACCGGTGATACAAGAAATTGTAAATTATGTGGAAAAGAATTTCATACAATGAGGCCATTATGGAAATGTCCAGAATGTTATAAAAAATGGTATAATAGTAGACCAAAGAAACACGTTGCAAAAACTCCTTACCCATATGATACAACAAGTCAAAAAGATAGAATACATTTTACCGAAATAAGACAAAGGTTAAGAAAAGCATGGGATGAAGGAAGAGAGGCATTGACAAAACATTATGATGATGTTCTAAATGAGATAGAGGGAAACGGAATAGCAGAATGGATATGGGATAGAAGAGATGATGAAACACTACGAAGGAATAAAGGTAAAAGACAAACAACGATTAAAAAAGATTTGCCAGATACGAGACAAATGAATGAATAACTTTGATAACGATAGAGCAAAGATAGAAACGAACTATGTCACATTTAGTTTTGACTGGAATTGGATAAAAACAAAAACAATCATACATAAAGGAAATAAGGATTACGGAATGCTTTTTATTTTAGATGAAGATGGAGAAGCAGTAAAGATGTATGGATACGAATTGATTAAAGATGAAAAAGAAAGAAGATAACAAACCAATATACACCCTATTAATCGCATATCTCATCACCATTACATTATTAGTGTGGTGGTCTACTTATGTATCAGTTTAACTACAAAGTGGAAGGAAGGGTGTTTTATATTTAAATAATACAGATTTAATATATGCCATTCGTCAAAGGACATAAGTTAGCAAAGGGAAGACCGGTAGGTGCAGTTAATAGAAGCACAGAGCAAATGAAGTTATCTATTGCCCGTGCAACAAATAGAGTGCTAGATGATTTGCCAACAATAATGGATAAGTTGATGAAAGAGGACCCGAAAGCTGCAGTTGATTTGAGTATTAAGTTATTGGAATTTAATTTACCTAAACTGAGCAGAACGGAAATGAGAGCAGAGATAGAACAAAAGATACATCAAATTGCAGTAAACATAACACAAAGTAAAGATGCCGGAAGCAATTGATATACAAACAACAATCACATACGGGCACATTCAAGACGCTAAGACAAGAATAACACAACACATTGGAGGAACGAGAAGTGGTAAAACATATGCAATTCTACAATGGTTATTAGTTCAGATGATTTCAAATGATGGATTAAATGTGACAGTAGTCCGTAAAACTATTCCTTCATTAAAGAGAACAGTCATAAAAGATTTCATTGATATTCTTAAATCATTGGATATTTGGAGAGAAGATGATTACAATGCTACTGATAGAATATGGCATTACTACAATTCAACAATACAATTTATTTCAACAGATGATGCAGAGAAGTTAAGAGGGATTAAATCAGACATTCTTTTTATTGATGAAGCATCGGAAATAGATGAGGAAAGTTATTTTCAGTTGAGTATAAGAACAACAGGCAGAATAATACTTGCATACAATCCGACTGTATCTCCTATGCATTGGTTAAGACAGATGCAGGATTGTGATAGATTTACAACAACATATAGAGATAATACATTCTTACCAGTTGAAATGGTTAAAGCAATTGAAGATTTGGAACATAAGAATTATAGACAATGGTTAGTGTATGGTAAGGGAGAGTTTGCACCTAACGATAAAGCAATATTCCAATTTGAAACGTGTGGTGAGTTTGATGCAGATTTCGTAGGATTTGGTATTGACTTTGGTTTCTCGCAAGACCCAACTGCATTAGTTGCTGTATATAAAAGTGGAGATAGAATTTATATAGAGGAATTACTTTATGAAAAAGGATTAGTGACGAAAGATATTGTAGATAGATTGAATAGATTGGACATTACAAAATCAGAAGAGATATGGGCAGATAGTGCAGAACCCCGTTTAATAGAGGAGTTGTATCGTAGTGGATTTAATATTAAGCCTGTTGTTAAAGGAAAGGATAGTATTAAGTTTGGTATTAGTGTAATGCAAAACCATAAGATATTCGTCACAAAGAAATCAACTAATCTAATCAATGAGATGTATGCCTATCAATACGCATCGGATAAATACGGATATACAACAGATACACCAGAAGGTGGCCTCGACCACTTAATTGATGCAGCGAGATATTGTTGCATGATGAAACTATCACAGAAAGCACAAAACAAAGGTAGGTATGCCTTAACAATCGGAAACATACATTATTAATATGCAAACTTGGACTGAAGAAGAATTAAAAGAGTTAATACAATACACACAACATCTACGAATGGAGAATGAGGATTTACAGGCAAAGATGATTATGATGAATGCTAAATTGGAAAACGAAGAGAAGAAAAATAAAAAATTACAAAATATATTAAATTTATTGGCATATGGGCAAAGAAATGACATTAACAATCCCAACTGATTGGGCAGGGATTAGTTTAAAGAAGTATTTAAATCTACAAAGAGATTTAGTTAACTATTCGGATAGTGAAGAGGCAATGACTGCATTGATGTTTTCACACTTATGCGGATTAGATGCAGAGTATGTTCAATCATTAAGTGTAGAAGATTTCAATGAGATAAAAGGAATATTGGAAGGATTTATACATTCAACAGATGTGCCACTACAAAAGATAGTAAAGATAAATGGTATTGAATATGGATTTGAACCTAACTTATCTGCTATATCTTATGGAGCATATGCTGATATTAGTAAGTTTGGTGAATTAACTATTAACGATAACTGGCCAAAGATAATGTCAGTTTTATATAGACCAATCATAGATAGAAAAGGTGATACATACAAAATCAAACCATACGAAGGCATTGGTGATGATAAGTTGTGGTTAGAAGTTTCTATGGATATACACTTCGGTGCCTTGTTTTTTTTTGTTCATTTGTTAATGGACTTGTTGAGCGCTACCCTGAAATCTTTGAAGGTGGAGGAACTCCCACCCAACATCAAATTAATTTTGGAAAAAAGTGGGGAAATTACCAAACGCTTATTGAACTTGCAGATGGACAATATGGGCGTATAGATTGGGCAACAGAACAACCTTTGGAGAAGTGCCTATTATATTTAGCATACAAATCAGATGAAAATAATCTGAAAAATCTTTTACATAGAGAAGCATTGAAAAAACAGCAGCAAGGGGTATAACGATTTATTCCCAATTAGTTGTTTTATATATAAACATAACTATGGCGGGTAAATGGAGCAACAGCAGAAATGGTAATTTGAGATATTCTGTCAACAGAGAGAATAATTCAGGCATATCATTGGGCCCAACTTTAGGATTGAGTTCACCAAAGAATAGTAGACAAGGATGTCTTTGTTTAGATAGCAATACTTACGATGTTAAATGTTGTAAAGGATACCTAATGAACCAAGGAATTGGACAAATTCAATCTCCTAATAGAACAAAGGGTGGTGGATTTAGTGATGGTTATAGTGATGGATTTGATATTATACTAGATTAAAATAAATAAAGCTATGGCTGAAATTTCAAAACAGGCGTTAAAGGTTGAAAATAATCAATCGTTTCCAAATAATAATAACGGAGCAATCACTCCAGCTATATTAAGAGACTTCAATGTTGATATGATTGACTCTTTAGTAGATGAACAATCTTACAATATAGATAGTGCAAGTTGGAACCAACAAATAGATGCATTAGAACAATTCTCTGCATCAGCTGCTGGATTAACAACAGGTAGTTTATTGGTGACAGCATCAGCTGCATCCAATGTAATTACTTTTACTAAAGGTGATGGTTCAACATTTAATGTGACAGTTGCAGATACTACGGATTTATCACAATTAAATCAAGCAACTGCATCATTACAACAATATACTGCATCTGCAAATATTAAGTTTACTAATTTAGAGACAACTACTGCAAGTTTATTATCTTCAGTATCTCAATTGAATGCATCATCTGCATCTCAACAAGTTAGTATTAATAACTTAAACTCAACAACTGCTAGTTTATTAGTTGAAACACAAAATTTAGAGTTGTTCTCTGCATCTGCATTAGTTTCAATATCTAATTTGAATGCAAGTTCTGCATCTCAACAAACACAAATAAACCAATTGATTGCAGGAACTGGTAGTTATGCAACAACTGGCTCAAACACATTTACAGGTCCTAATACATTCACATCTATTAGTGCATCATCATTTGTATCTGCATCTACATTTGTAGGTGATGGTTCAAAGTTGACAGGTATTACAGCAAGTATTGCTTTACCTATATTAGATGAAGGTATTCCACAAGGTAATGCATTCTCTATGAACTTTACAGGTAGTGGTATATCTGCAGTAGTTGTAGGTGGAACTGCCGTTGTTTCGGTGAATACACCAGATAGTGGAACAGTAAATAATTTAACTGCTTCATTTAACGCATACACTGCATCAACTAATTTAGATTTAGCTGCATTGCATCAAGCAACTGCATCTTTACAAGCATTCACTGCATCGTTTAGCACATCATCATTAGTATCAACTTCTTCATTCAATTCATATACACAATCGAATGACCAAAGAGTTAGTTCTTTAGAAGCAAATACTGCAAGTGTTAATATTTCAATTGCAGCATTGAATACATCTTCTGCATCTCAGCAAGTTTCTATTGATGCTTTGAATGTATTTACTGCATCACAATCGACTGCAAGTATAGTTAATTCAATAAACGAATTAAATACATTTAGTGCATCTGCATTAATATCAATTAGTAATTTAAATACAAATAGTGCAAGTGTTAATACATCAATCACTAATTTAAATTCTGCTACATCATCTTTATTTACTTCTGCTAGTTTAGGTTTAACAACTGCATCATTTAGTGGAAACACTTTAACATTCACAAAAGGTGATAGTTCTACATTCGGTGTAGTAATTCCTGATGTTAGTGGTAGTGCAGGAACAACAGTAATTGAAGTAGTTTATACAGGTGAGAGTATAACTAAAGGTGACCCATTATATATTTCGGGCTCACAAGGTGCAAACCCAATAGTATTCAAAGCAGATGCAAGTAATCCGGCTAAGATGCCTGTGACATTTATATCAAATGAAACTATTGCAGCAGCAAATACTACAAATGCAATCGTATTAGGTTTAATAGAAGGAATAGATTTGACAGGATATACAGCAGGTCAAACAATATATGTAGCAGAAGGTGGTGGATATTCAACCAACTTACCATCAGGTAGCAATTCAATTACTCAATTATTAGGTGTAATAACCAAAGCTGGTAGTGGTGGAAAAGGATTGGTATTAAATCCAGGTCCTGCACAATTACCAGGTTTAGATACAGGTTTAATGTGGGTAGGTGGAACAACTAATCAACCCGTAGAAATAACTACTGCATCGTTTGCAAGTAGTGCATCATTCAATTCATATACATCATCTAACGATGCTAAAGTAAATTCATTGATTGCAGCAACTGGAAGTTATGCAACAACTGGAAGTAATGAATTCAATGGTAATCAAACAATTACTGGTAGTGTTTATATTAGTTCATCAGCGACAGTAGATTTAAGAGTAGAAGGACAAATATTCGTTTCTTCTTCTGCAACCGGTGGAACAACTGCACCTAAATTGACAATATCAGGCTCGGCCGGAACTACTACAATCAATAGAAATAGTATTACAACAAGAAATCTTACTCAATCAGCTACATTACGCCCTGAGGCAATAATAAATAGTGTTATAGCAACAAACGATGAAATTGGTTTTGCTGTTGATGCAGTTGTAAGTGCAATTGCAGGATGGACAACAGGCCCTGCAATGTATGTCAACAACCCAACTGATACATTCCCAGCGGTATTCGGTTTCCAAAATAAAGCAAACTATACGGATGGTAGAGTAGCAGTATTAACACCATTGAGTGCAAGTGCAGGATTTACTGCATCTTTACAAAATGGATATGCATGGGTTGGTAATTCATTAGGACAAAATACACAAGTTGCAACTTCATCATTTGGTGGAGCATTACCTGCTGATTTAATTTCATCTTCTGCACAAATAACTGCATTAGGATTTGTAAGTTCTTCTATAACTGCAAGTTCAATTGTGACTGCATCGGTAAATCTTAATACAATTACATTTACTAAAGGTGATAGTTCTACATTTGCATTAACAGTTGATACTGGTAGTGGAGGAGGTGGAGGTGCTGCATTCCCATTCACAGGAGATGCAGTTATCACAGGTAGTTTATTAGTATCAGGTAGCACAATTCCTGATGTTAGAGTAATTGGAAATATTGATTTGACAGGTAGTATGAGAGTTCAACCTATTACATTATCAGTTGCAGCAAATACTGCATCAATTGATATGAATAGAAGTAATTACTTTATATTAAACTTACCAACTTCATCAACTACACATGTTGCATTTACAAATATTATTCCAGGTGAAAGTATTAACTTATTAGTATCACAATCTGCAACGGTAGCAACAGGTAGTATTGCATTTGCACCAAACATCTACTTCCCTGGTGGAAATGATTATGTAGCAACTGCAACTGGTAGTGCAAGAGATATCGTATCATTCATTACATTCAATACTGCAGAAGTTTACGCAACGAATGTTAAAAACTTAAAATAATATGTTTACACCAGTATTTCAAGGAAACATAGTGACTGATGGATTAGATACATTTTTTGATTTCTCTGACCCACAATGTTATCTACCTTCTTATGGAACTATCGCTTATGATTTAAGTGGTAATGGGCATAATGCTACATTAGTAGGTGGTGCAACATATAGAACTACATTTGGTGGATGTATAGAATTAGATGGTGTAAATGATAACATTACTTATGTAAGTGGTGTATCACAATCATTTAGTTGTATGACTGTTGTGACATCAGGAACAGATGCATCTCCATCTTTAGCATGGCTAAACGATGATGGTTCTTTTCCAGGAACAAGACCTGGTAGTAATGGAGATATTGGATATTATACTCAAGCTGCATTAGGTGCCGCACCATCTTCATTAATTCCAGGATTGACAAATACACTTAATAATCCTACTTTGGCACAAGCACCTTCTGGATGGACTGGATGGAATACTTGGTTAAATGGATATTGGTTTAGAACTAATGGAACTAACTCACATGCAACATTTTTAAACAATACTGCAAAAACTACTTCAACTACATCACAAAGTAGAAGTGTAAATGGAACGGTTCCAGGAACTACAATTAACATTGGTAGAGACCCGGTGTTGACAAGGTTTCCAACAGGTAGAGTATTGGCATATGTAATGTATAATAGAATTTTATCTGATGATGAAATATTTCAAACATGGAATTATTTTGGAAATAAAATATTAACTAAATAATGGAAAGAAAATATACAATTATACCAGCAGAAGAATTTGATACAATTGATTGGAATATAGTTCAACAATGGCCTGAAGATGCAAGATGGAATATAGCCAAAACAGAATTTATAATTTCAACAACAGGTGATATTGATTATTTACCTAATAAGAATTGGGTAGATGTTGCTACTATGAGAGAAATAGTGCAAGACATAAGTTGGAGAGGTGAAGATTTACCAAAAGAATAATAAAAATAACTATAAAAATAAAAAACATTGTTTTTAATATATAAATCAAATTGATATGAACGCAAAAAAAGTATTGAATAAGATTGTAGAGTTTTTATCAGCTGAAGAAGTTGAATTAACATATGCTAGATTAGCAGACGGAACAATCGTAGAAAGCCCTACCTTCGATGTAGGCGAAGACCTTTTCGTAGTTTCAGAAGATGGAACTAAATCTCCAGCTCCAAACGGAATGCATGACTTGATGTTGAAAGATACAGAAGGTAATGAAAACTTAATCAAAGTGAAAACTGAAGATGGTAAAATCGTTGAAAGAGAGAATGTAGAATTAGCTGATGAAAAGGTAAAAGAAATTCCTCAAGCAGGAACTTATGTAAAAGAAGATGAAGTTGCTGATGTGCCTGGTCAAATTGAAAAAGGAACATTGAAAGCTGCTGAACAAACTGATGAAACAGAAACTTTACCAGAAGATGCTGAAGCTGAATTAAAGCCTGAAGATGAGAAGCCAGAAGTTGAAATTGAATTAGGTAAGAAAATGGAAGAAATGGCTTACAGAATTGAAGAGATGGAAAAGAAAATGGCTAAGATGGAAGCAATGATGCCTCCTGTAAATTCAGAAGTGACTGAAGAAGAAGCTGGTATTGAAATGAGTGAAGAAGAAGAGTTGCCAAAATTAGATGGTGCTCCAATTGAAGAACAAAAGTTTGCAACAGCAGAAACAAATAGAAAAAATTATGGTAAGAAAACAAAAGATGCACAATCTTCTTTCTTATCTAAACTTTATAAATAAATTATTTAAAAAAATTAAAAAGGTATTAAAATGAAAGCAAAACAAAACTTTGCACTTCCTACAATTACTTCTACCTACGCAGGTGAAGCAGCATCAGGATACATCGCAGCAGCGTTGTTAAGTGCAAACACATTGGATAAGAAGCTTGTGACTATCATGCCAAACGTGAAGTTCAAGTCTGTAATCCAAAAATTAGATGTGAGCGGTATTGTTCAAGACGCATCATGTGACTTCGTGACTTCAGGTTCGGTTGCATTGTCTGAGCAAGTATTAACTCCAAAAGAATTACAAGTTAACTTACTATTATGTAAGCAAGAGTTCGTAGATAGCTGGGAAGCTTTACAATTAGGTTTCTCTGCATTCGATGAAATTCCAAAGAACTTCAACGATTTCTTAATTTCTTATGTAGGTGGTAAAGTAGCAGAAGCAACTGAAACATCTATCTGGCAAGGTTCAACTGCAACTAACGGTCAATTCGGTGGTTTCCAAACAGCATTCTCTGCATCTATTGCAGCAGGTGGTGCAGGTGCAGTATTAGCAGCTAAGAGTGGTTCAATCGTAATCTCTGGTAGTGTGACTTCAGCAAACGTGTTAGACAAATTAAATTCAGTTGTAAACACTATTCCTGACACAGTATATGGTAAGCCTGATGTATTGTTGTATGTATCTACGAATGTAGCAAAAGCATACCAACAAGCTTTAGCAGGTGGTGCTATCGGTGCAAACGGATGGAACAACCAAATGAACGTGGGTGAAAAACCATTCAACTTCAATGGTATTGAGATTGTATGGTGTCCAGGTATGAGTTCTGACAAAATCGTTGCAGCACAAAAATCAAACTTATTCTTCGGAACAGGTTTAATGTCTGATTACAACGAAGTTAAAGTTATCGATATGGCTAACATCGATGGTTCTCAAAATTACAGAATTGTAATGAGATACACAGGTGGAACTCAATTCGGTATCGGTCAAGACATCGTTTACTACGGAGCTTACTAAAAATAAATCAAAGGGTGGGTTTCAACACCCACCTTTTTTATAAAACTATTAAAATTAAAGTATCATGCCGTGTTCATTAACATTAGGAAGAAATGAGGTTTGTAAAGAAAGTATAGGTGGTTTACAAGGTGTTTATTTCATCAACTTTACCACAGGGTCTTTCACAGAAACCGCAGCTCAAACAGCAACTCCATCAGGATTGTTGACTGGCGTTCCTTCAGGTTCGATTTTATATTATTACGAATTGAAGGGAACAAGTGCATATACCGAGACTGTTAATACTTCAAGAGAGAATGGAACTACATTCTTCTCACAAGAGTTAACTCTTAACTTAAAGAAGTTAACAAACGAAATGACTACCCAATTAAAGCTTATGGCTTATGGTAGACCTCAAATAATCGTTTGGACAAATAATGGTGAAGCATTTTTAGTTGGTAAGAAAGAAGGTGCTGACATGACAGCAGGAACAATTCAAACTGGTGGAGCATTAGGAGACCTTTACGGATACTCTTTAACTTTCACAGGACAAGAACAATTCCCAGCTCAGTATCTTTCAGGCTCTTCTACTTCAAACGCTTTAGCAGGATTAACTACAAACTACACAGTAGTTTACGGAGCATCTGCATAATTCAGTATTACACTTGATAAAATATTAACCCTACTCTTAACGGAGTGGGGTTTTTTATTTAACTATTATTAGTAAAATAGTTGTTTATTATATATAAAACCAAGGTAATGCTAGCATATTACATATCTCAATCCAACTCATACACAATTAGGACAGAGTTAACTGGCAGTAATCAATTTACTATGTCGTTGACTGATATGATGGGATTAAACACATTTACTGCATCTATGAGTGAGGTATCTTACTCTGCATACGAAAGTATGTTATCATTCACTGCAAGTATTGCTACTGCAAGTGTAGGTGATGAATATCGTGCAGTTCTATACAATCAATCAGGTAGTGCATCAATTGATATTTGGCATGGTAGCTGGCAAGTATACGCATCTCAAAGTGTTGATAAAGCAGTATACGAAAATCAAAATACACAATATGTTTCACATGAAAGTGAAAACAAATATATTATAATGAACTAATATGAAAGGTAAACAACAATTTTCAATCGTTAATGTAAATAATAATTCTCTTCCAATCATAACGGAAGATACTAAAACTCGTTATTCGTGGGTGCCTTTTGGTGTTTATGGACATGACGACTTTTTTAGTGCAGTGACAACTGCATATAATGTATCAACAACTAACAATGCTTGTATAGAAGGTATTGCTGATTTAGTATATGGTAAAGGATTATATTCAAAGGATTTAGTAAAGAACGATGTATTACAAAAATTAATTCCACAGGAAGAAACTAAAAAGGTAGCATTTGATTTAAAATTATTTGGTAATGCCGCATATCAAGTTTATTGGAATGATGAACATACTAAAATAATTAAGATGTATCATATTCCTGTTCAATATTTGAGAGCAGAAAAGATATATTCTAATCCAAGAATAGAAAACTATTATTATTGTGTTGATTGGGATGACCAGAGAAAGGTAAAAGATAAAAAGAAAATACCTGCTTTTGGAACATCTAAAGATAAAATGGAAATCCTTTACATCAAACATTATTGTCCAGGTTTATACTATTATTCCCTACCTGATTGGGTTGCAGCAATGCAATTTAGTATTTCAGAAGGTGAGATTAGTAATTTACATTTTAATAATATCATCAATGGTTTCTTACCATCTGTTATGATTAATTTTAATAATGGAGTTCCAGCACCTGAAGAAAGACAAACAATAGAAGATTTAGTTCAAGCTAAATTTACAGGAACAGATAACGCAGGTAGATTTATGTTATCATTTAACGATGACCCGAATACTAAACCTACTTTGGATATTATTGATATTCCTAATTTGCATGAGAAGTATGATTATGTTGCAGAATACACACAAGATAGAATATTAGTTGCACATAGAGTGACCAGTCCATTACTATTTGGTATAAGAACTAAAAATAATGGTTTCTCTTCTCAAAGTGAGGAAATGAAAACAGCATTCTCTATTATGCAAACAATGACAATCTCTCCATTCCAAAACTTAATATTAAATGCATTAGATTATGCATTGACAGAAGGTGGATGGGATGATATGGGATTATACTTTGAACAATTAACTCCATTAGTAATCTTATCTCAAACTGCAGAAGAAACTGGTAAGACGGTTGCACAGGTTGAAGATGAAACAAATGATGCAATGGAAAATCCTGCAACAACTGATGATACTGCAGAACAAACGATAATAGAACCGAAACCAACAGAAGAAATGGAAGGATTTTCTATGTTGAATTTAAACAATAAAGAATACGAAATATTTAGATAATATGAGCTACGCATTATTCATAAACAGAAATGATATTATAAAGAACTCACCATTACAAGGTGCAATTGATGCAGATGCTTTATTGCCTTTTGTAAGAACTGCACAGGATAAATACTTAAAGAATTTATTAGGAACTGTCCTATTTGAATATCTTCAAGCACAAATCACAGCAGGGACTGTTGGTAGTTTATCTTCATATTATCAAGACCTTTTAGATGACCACATTAAAAATACTTTGATATGGTATGGTTGTGTTGAGTATATACCATTCTCATCTGTGCAATTTAAATCAAATGGTGCAGTGAAACAACAAAGTGAACAAGGTATTGCACCAACTAAATCAGAAATAGATTATCTTTTGAATAAGGCATTGAATAACGCTGATTACTATGCATTGAGATTACAAAACTATCTAATTGCATATTCAAACGAAATTCCACAATACTTACAGACAGTAGGTAATCAAACTCAAATATATCCTGACCAAAGTAATCAATACTTCGGAGGAATACAATTATAATACTATGGCTCAACAAATTGTTCATAACACAGGAACCAATTACACTCTTTATTATAATACTCTTAATTACTTTAAGACTATAATGAAGAACCATCCATCTATACAGGTTGTCACACAGGGTGATATAACTAATATAGATAATGAGCAGTTTCCTGCGTATCCTTTTGGAAATATCCTTATTACCGATACTTCTTTTGGAACAAATGTGACAAACTTCACAGTCCAATTGACAATTGCTGATAAGATTAAAAATAAAAATAACGAAAGTAATCCAACCACTAACGCACAGACAGTTCCTTTCTTTGGTGTTAATGATGTAGTTGATATTCATGCAAATACATTAGCAATACTAAACGATTTAACTTCGTATACACAAAGAGGAGTTGCAGGTTTTGAAATACCTGGTGAAATACAATGTGCTCCGTTTAGTGACCAGTTCAATAACGGACTGGCAGGGTGGGTAGCCACATTTACTCTGACTACTCACAACGATAAAAACCGTTGTCTTTTTTTTTTAATTAATCCGAGTGGTAGTGGATATTTAATTGATGAGTGTATAATAGGTGGTGAATACAAAGCAGTAATTCAACAACCTGTGACAGAAGGACAAGTTTTTTCAACAAAAACTTTTCCAGTTTGGACACCATCATTACAAAATTATACAGGATTAAGATGTTTCACTGTCGGTGATACATTTGAAGGTGAGGATGATTTTGATTTTGTAAACTTACAAGTTCTACCATTACCATTAAGTGATTATGGAACTTGTGAAAATTGTGAATTATGGATTAACCCAAAAGTATGGTCAACAACACCAGAGACTTGGGATTTAGCTCCAGTAAATGCCTTTAGAGAGTGGCAATATGAATAAAATATAAAATAAAAATAAATGGGAAGTTTAAGTTCATTATATGTATCGCAGTCGTATCAATCCTTATTACATTTAGGAAGTGATAGTTCATTTTTTCCACCACTAGCACCAGCACCGCAAGGTTATATAACGGTGCAAGATGGTTTAGGATATAATGCAGGATTTGCTATATCATCATCAGGAGATATGTTCTTCTCTAAATCTGTAATAGTAAATGAAGATTTAAGTATTAATGGTGATTTAGATGTTGATGGAAACTTTATTGTTTCAGGAACCTTTGACATAGAAGGTAAGGTGACTGTGAATGATAATGTAAGAGTTAATGGTAATTTGGAAGTGAGTGGTGCAACTACTTTAACAGGTAGTTTAGTAGTAAGTAATCAAATCACTGCATCAAATATGTTTTTAACGAACAATTTGGTAGTTAGTGGAACAATCAATGCATATGAGATAATAACAACGATAGAAAGTTCATCCGTTATATTCTCATCTGGGTCTAATATTTTGGGAGACACTACTGCAGATACACAAACCCTTATCGGTGATGTGATAATGTCAGGAAGCAGTTCTTTGACCGGTTCTATGGGTATTACAGGCAACTTAAATGTTTTAGGAAATATTTCATCATCAACTTTAAGTGGTGTTGGTAATGTATTTTTATTTTCTCAAAGTGTAGATGCTAGATTAGACTTTTTAGAAGGCCCATTCTCTACATCAGTTGATTTAAGATTAGACCAATTAGAAGCATTTAGTAGTTCTTTACAGGCTGACTTTGCAACACAAGCAGAGTTAACACAAACTGCATCTTTCTTACAAAATCAAATTAATCAAAAATTAAATACTTCATCATTCAATGCATACACGCAATCAACTGATAATAGATTAAATACTCTATCATCATTTACTGGAAGTTATGCAACAACGGGTAGCAATACATTTATTGGTAATGAAGTATTTAGTGGAAGTGTAAGAGGTGTAGTAGTTCCTTTGACAATCAGTTCTCAAACAGCAAGTATGGATTGTTCATTAGGTAATTTCTTTACATTAACATTAGTTGGTGGAACAAATACACATTTAACTGCAACGAATGTTCAACCTGGTGAAACTATTGGTTTAAGAATAACACAACCGGCAACAAACGGAACATTAACTTATAGTCAAACACTTAAATTTCCTCAAGCTTTCCCATATATTGCAACACCAATCACAGGAGCGGTAGATATTTTATCTTTCCAATCTTATGATACGACTGCATTATACGGAGTTGGAGTAAACACAATGATATAGTATGTATATACCTTCAACATTTTTTAGTTCTCAAGGTGCATGTATTTCTGCATCAGTATCACCTATTACAGGTAGTGGTGTAATAACATCTGGTAGTTTTATATCTGCAAGTGTTCTTTATCAATACTATAAATTTGAAATGAGTGATTTGGAAGGTTATGCTCTTACACCATTTACTGCATCTTTAAACATATTAAGTGGGTCAACTGCTCAAGCTAAATTATTAATTGTTGGTGCAGGAGGAAGTGGTGGTAGTGGAAGTCCAGGTGGTAGTTTTGTAGCTGCTGATTTTGCAGCAGGTGGTGGTGGCGGTGGTGGAATTGTATATTATAATCAACTTCCAATAACTTCAGGAAGTTATAGAATAGAAGTAGGTAGTGCAACACTTCCACCTCCAGGAACAGTAGGAGCTAAAGGAAAAGATAGTAAGTTTTATTATACAAATGTATATACACCATTTACATCATCTGTATTCACTGCAGTAGGTGGAGGTGGAGGTGGATTTGGATATTATGACTCAGCTCAAGTAGGTGCAGCTGAATGTAAAATATTTTATGGTGCTGCAGGTGGAACAGGTGGTGGTGTTGGTAGAAGTGCAGGCCCACAAGGAGCTTGTGATGAAAATACAAATGGTTCAAATCCTTTACCTAATTTATATAGAGATATACAATACAATCCACAAGGATATGCCGGTGGTTATCTATTTAATGGATATCCTAATTTTTCAGTTATTTCAGCAACAGGTGGAGGAGGTGCAGGAAACAGCGGTTCGACTTTAACAGTCAATGAACAAGCTTTTGGTTTATATGCATCAAATGGTGGTGATGGATTGAATTTTAATTTAACAGGAACTACAATTGGTGTTTCACCAGGAGGTGGAGGCCAAGCTGGTGGAGATACTGGTAGAATTGGAACATGTGTAAACTCCGGTAGTGCATATGGTAGAGGTGGACAAGGTGAAAGAGATAATAATCATACATCAATAAACTTTGGTTTAGCAGGTGTTGTAATTATTGCATGGCCAATATGTTTAGTAGATAGTGATAATTGTAGAGAATATGTAATTAATGGCGGAGCAACCGGTGGAACAATGACATATCTTCCATGTGACTCTCAAACTCTTACAACTACAACAATTGATTTTGGATATACAGGCTCTGCATGTTTATATAAAGCTGGAGGGTATCCTACTACAACTGGAACTGTCACTTTAACAGAAACAGGAAGTTGTAATACATTTATTCCAATTGCACCTAGCGTGACATGTCCAACTGGAAGTGTAAAAACACCTGTTTATGTTTATAACTGGTCAATACCTGGTCAATGTTATCCTACACCTACATTTTGTCAAAGACAATTTTATCCAACAAGAACTTTAAATTATGTGGATGTAAATGCAGTATCTCAAAGTGTAAGTGTTGGTGGATGGTTTACAGGAACAGGACAGGTTTGTGCAAGAGCAGTTCCAACTCCAACAATAAGTGCAGGAACTGTCACAAATTCAGGTTTGATTTGTGGATATTATTGTGTATAAAAAATAAACTATGGCAACTCTATTAGAAACGGCAGCAAAATTAGGTAGTTTAACTGCAAAATATGCACCAAAGAAAACTGGTAATCTTAAAAAGAGATTAAGAGAATATAATACAGGTAGAAACATATTAGGTGGTAAAAACTCCTCACAATCTGAAAAACAAATCATTGAAGATTTAAAGAAAGGAACTTACTCATTACAATTTGATATTGAGGTAGGGCCTCCTGGTGCTGAGTATGGTATATGGTGGAATAATCCGACTGTCTCTAATACTGTCAAAAATCAAACTACCGGAAATAAAGATAAAATTAATTTTGCTGAGAAAGCATATCAATCACCAGAGTTTCAAAAAGCATTGGATGATTATACACAAAACCTTGCAGCTAAGGTTGCAGATTACATTGCAATACAGATAGAAAAAGAGTTAACATCATAGTATCAATTACTTTTTGTTAAAAAATGGTTTTATAATAAAGGAAATTAATGGCTTTATCATTATTACAAACACCAGCTAGTTGTTCATTTGCTCAATCACCTATTATATTTTCATTAAGTGAAAGCAATACAGCAACTCTAACATCATCCTCATTTCAATATATGGGTGATTTATATTATTGGCAAGGAGGATTAAATGCATCTTCATCTGCTGCTAATTACACTATTGCAAAATTTCCAAATACTGCAAATGTAGGTTTGTTTGATTTGAATAGAATAATCAATTCAACTCTTACAGATTATGCACAAGCTAATACATCAAATGTAATATATTTTGCAGTAGATTTTTATTGGCAATATTTTACAGGAACTTCATTTGTGACCGGTTCACATTTAAAATCTGCAACTTATAAAGCAGTTGATGGATATGGTATTTTCCAAGAAACTATTGGACAACAAATACAAACAACAACTCCATACTGGCCTTTGATGACTGATGGGCCTGCAACACAATCTGCATTTATAGAAAATAGAGGATTGAGTGGTGTGTTTGCAGGAAATGTAGGAGCAACACAACCAACAAAAATAGTTTATGTTGGAAATACAGGAACAGGTGATTTTACTTTAACATCAAACGATAGTTCATCTGCTCAAATATCACAATATCCAATAGGGCCATCTCAACCAGGTTTTCCTATTTCAACAACAGGATTAACTTATTTTACAGTCCAAGCATACAATAGTTCAACTCCATTAGGAAGTGCAATTAGATACAATATTGATTGTGACCAGAAATACCCTAATGTAAGAATTAAATGGAAGAATAGATACGGTCAATTTGATTGGTTAAACTTCTATATGGTTAATAGACAGGCATTCCAAACAGAAAGGAAAAACTATCAACCACAATTAGGAACATGGGAAAGTTCAACTCTTTCTTATCAAAGTTATGATACTGCAAATACTGCATATATCGTAGATAACATACAAACTTTACAAGTAAACACATTTTGGTTGCCTGAGTCTTATAATGATATCTTAAAGGAATTATTAGTATCTGATGAGATTTATTGGATTACAAACGAAACAACAGGTGCATTAAAACCGATTAGTATCATATCTAATAATATACAATTTAAAACTGGAGTAGTCGATAAATTAATTCAATACCAATTTGAGTTCCAATTAGGACAACCATATAAATTGATAATGTAATGGGTATAATATCAACACAAGCGTTTACTTTCCGATTAGTAGCAGACGGAACACAATTAGATATATTTCAGGATGAAGATATAAAGTTATCTAATAATGTGACTGGGTTATTTGATGTAGGTGTTTTACCTGCTGATTTTACTCGTCAGATTACTTTACCAGGAACAAAAGTAAATAATGCATTCTTTGAACATGTTTATGATATTAGTATTGTAAATCCATTTCTTTTTGCAACAAATATTAAAGTGCCTTGTTATATAGATTTTGACTCTGTTTATTTGATTGAAGGTTATCTACAATTGAATAAAGTAAATGTTAAAGCAAATAAATTTATTGAGTCTTACGAAATTACTTTGTATGGTTCTTTATCATCATTTGCAAGAGATATCAATAGAAACTATTTAACTGATTTAACTTCATTAGCAATTTATAATCACACTTCATCTTACGATAATATTACAGCAAGTTGGAATGGTAATTTATTTAGTGGAGATATAGTTTATCCACTTGCAGATTATGGTAGTGGATATAGATTTACACAAGGTGGATTAGATTTATTTGGTATGGATGATGTGGATGGTGCATTGACAGTTCAAAATTTTAAACCTGCAATTAGAGTTAAACCTGTATTGGATGCAATATTTGCAGAAGCAGGATATTCTTACTCATCATCATTTATGAACCAAGCGTTTTTAGATGATGTTTATATGGTTTGTAATAATTCATTAAAATATCCTGAATATACAGGTGTTGATTTGGAAACATATGGTAAGATAAAAATAGGTGCAATTAGTGGTAGTGGTATGACAGATGTTGTATTGACTAGTGGAAGTTGGAATACATTACCTTGGTATAATGAATTATCTGACCCACAAGACTTTTATAATAATGGTGCATATAAAGTTGAACAAACAACTAACTTAAAAGGTGCATTAAACATAAACATAAATGTAAGTTGCTCGGTAAATAATATGCCAGGTACACTTTCAGCAAATGGAACATGGCAAATCCGTATGTTAGAAACAGGTAGTTCAACTCCTTATTCTACACAAGCAGTTCAATCTTTTATTTACTTCTTTGATGAATTACAACAAAGTAGAACTGGTGGTATCAATACAACATATGAGTTAGCAAGTGAGTTTAAATTTAATAGTATACCAGCAGGTAATTATTATTTTCAAATCCGCCAATCACCTAATTTTGCACCACCTACTGGACAACCTGTCGTGACATTAGACCCACAAGGAAGCTCTAAATCTTTTTTAGAAATTAGACAAGTTAATCAAGCTGCCGATGGTAGAGTGTTGGATATTCCATCTAACATGCCATTTGGAACACAGGGTATCAAACAAATTGATTTTATATTAGGATTACAAAAGAAATTTAATTTAGTAATTTATCCGGATAGAACTAAATCAAATCATTTTATTATTGAAACATTTAATAATTGGTATAAGACCGGACAAGTAAGAGATTTTAATAAATACATTAATTTAAATGATACAATTGAAGTAATCCCTGCAAATAGTCTTGCTGTAAATAAATTAAACTTCGGAGATACTTTAGACCAGGATTATATTTCACAACAATTCTCAAAGGAAGTAAATAGAGAATACGGAAAATCTTATTACACAGATACAACAAACTTTTATTCACAAGGTTCATTTGATGTTAAAACTACATTTGCATCTACTCCATTATCTAGAATAGCAGGAACAGGTCTTTCAGGTAGTGTAGGTGGAATTAATCCTCAACCAAATGTATTTTCAATTGGAACATATAAAGTTTCTTATGTTAGTAATGCAGGATTAGTTTGTGGAAACTTTACAGAGGCTGCATTCTATCAATTATACACAGATACAGGCACATTCCAAAGTGGTAAAATTGCATACACAGACCCTTATGGAAACAATCCTGTTATTGGATTTAATTGGATGGTATTTAATACCGGTGGTGGTGCAAATGAAATATATTCATTAAATTCATCAACCGGAGAAATTGGATATGGAACCGGGTTCTTCTGTTAAAATAAAATATTATGAGTCAAATTATACCAATATACATACCAACATATATTTCCAATGCAACCTTTGCACCGGCTAGAGTTTTACCTCGTTTACTTTTTTACAATGGTTTGATAGATTGTGAAGGTTATTATATTGAAAGTGGGTCAGCTGCCTTTGGTGGAGTGACATATGAACAAAATGTATTTCCATATTTTGACAACTATAATGTAGTAAGTGGTAGTTTTCCAACAACTGATAGTAAATCATTACTTTTTAATAATGAAAATGCAGCTTATGGTGAAATACCAACAGATAGTTTATATTCAACATATTGGTCAACTTATGTAGGATTATTGTATGACCCTAGAACGAGATTATTAAATTGTTCTGCAATTATTCCTTTGAAAGATTATTATGAAATACAATTAAACGATATTGTAAATTTCAGAGGAAACTATTATCATTTAAGAGCAATTAATGATTACTCACTTAAAACAGGTGAATGTAATTTACAATTATTAGGGCCAATCATTCCTGATACATTTGCATCTGCTGAAAGCAATACGCCAACAACTACAACAACTACAACAACATCGACTACTACAACATCGACAACAACGACATCGACTACTACAACGACAACGACCACAACTACAACTACTTTAGCACCTGATTGTTCTAGTTATCAAATAACAAATACAAACTCTTCAACAGGATATTGGAGTGCAACTGGATGTGGTGGAAGTGGAGTTGGTGGAACTGTTGATGGAAATAGCACGGTATTTACTGGATGTATTGTCACAGGAACAATTGGAGGAAGTCCTAATTTAATATTCTCCGTAAACGCTATTTGTTAATATGAAATGGATATCTGCACAACCTGCAACAATCTATTATGCATGGCAAGTAGAAGTTTATATAAATAATTTTGTAGAAAATGGGGTTTCTCCTAACGATATTCATGTTCTATTTCTTGTGGATGGTGATTTACCGAAAGAAATTCAACTTTTGCAGAGAAATTATCCGTTCATTCATTTTTACTTTTATAATGATAGTAGGAGTGATAAGTCTTATATCCCTTCTATTTATTTTAATGCAGTAAAACAACATTTTAGAGCATTCCCTGAATTAGAGAATGAAATAATAATGTTTCACGATAGTGATACAATATTGTTAAAACCATTTGAACAAAATTGGGAATTACTTGCAGATAAGATTTGGTATTTTAGTGATACGAAATCTTATATCAATTACGATTACATCATGCAAAAAGGTGAAGATGTATATCAAAGAATGTTAGATATAGTTGGATTGGATGGTATAATAGCAAAGATATGTAATTCAAATTCAGGTGGTGCACAACATTTAATTAAAAACTCTACATACTCTTTTTGGAATAAAGTTGAAAGGGATAGTATTCAGTTATATAAAATGTTTTGTGAGACAGAACATCTATACCAAAAAAAACATGATGGTGATTATCCAATACAAAAATGGACTGCAGGAATGTGGTCATTACTTTGGAATGCATGGTATTTTGGAAATGAAGTAAAGATTAGTGATAAGTTATCTTTTTGTTGGGCAACTGATAAAATAGAATTTATGCAAGGTAAACAATTCTTACATAATGCAGGAGTGACAGAAATGGCTCAAAATTTGTTCTATAAAGGTGGATATACAAATACCTTACCTTATGGAATAAACCTCCAAATTTCACAGGATTATTGTTCTTATGAGTATTATAAATGGGTAGAGAAAGTAGGTAGTAAATCCAACATCACTTATATATCTTAATTTAATTGTTTATATAGTATGATAAAGGTAATTATTGATATTTTGCAAACAAATGAGTTTTACGGAATAAGTGAAAATGTTGATATTGCAAAAGGTAAATACGCAACTCCATATAATTGGAAAACATTAGGTAAACACATCAAACGCAGATTATGGCCGAAAAGAAAGTGACCGTTAATTTAGATATTAACTCTAACATAGAGCCTACAATTGCTAATCTAAAAGCATTGAAATTACAATTGAAACAAACTGCTGCTGGTAGTGAGGATTTCAAAAAGTTAGTAGGTGCTATTGATGATTTAGAGGATAAAATCAAAGGTGCTAAAAATCAATCAGCTGATTTAATTGACTCATTAGAGTCAGCAGGTGGCCCAATTGGTGCATTAGCTGGAGCTTTAAATAAAGCAAAAGTTGCAACGGTATCATTTGGTGCTGCATTAAAAGCAACAGGTATTGGTTTAATCGTTTCACTTATAGGTGGATTGGTTGCTGCTCTATCAAAGTCTGAAGAGACAATGAAGAAGTTTGAACCAATCGTTATAATGTTTGAACAGGCATTAAATGGTGTATTGGGTGCATTACAACCCCTAATAGATGGGTTTATTGAATTAGCACTTAATGTAATGCCGTATGTGACGCAAGCATTCAAAGTAGTTTATTCATCCGTCACAGCTGTATTCCAATCTCTTGGTAAATTAGGTGGAGCAGTTGTAAAATTATTTAAAGGTGATTTCAAAGGTGCATGGGAAGATGCAAAAGCAAGCGTGACATCCTTTGATGATAATTACAATGCAGCAGTTGGAAGATTTGAGCAAGGTCAAAAGAAAATGACTAAAACTCAAAAAGAAAACCTTAAAGAACAAAAGAAAGATAGAGATGAAGCTGCTGAAGAAGCAAAGAGAAAAAGAGAAGAAGAATTAAAAGAATTGTTGGATGGTCAGAAAGAAGCATTTTTAGAATTACTTTCTGAAAGAGAAGCAGAGGAATATAAAGTAAATGAACATTATTCAAAACTATTATATCTTGCAACAAAGTATGGTGATGATACAACTCAATTAAAAGAAGCACAGGCAAATGCACTTGCTGAAATTGATAAGAAGTATAGAGATAAAGAAAAAGAAAAGGCTGAAAAGGATGCTGAAGAAAAGAAGAAGTTAGCAGATGAGTATGCAAAGTTTCAGTTAGACCAATACGAAAAAATTAAAAAATTAGAGGAAGATAGACAAGATGTGACATTTAAAACCAATCAAGCGGTATCACAATCGTGGGTTGATTTAGGTTCAAATATTGCAGGTATCTTCGGTTCATTGATAAATGTATTTGAACAGGGTAGTTCTATGGCAAAAGCATTTGGTATTGCACAAGTTGCAATCAATGCTGCATCTTCTATCGGACAGATATTAGTAAATGCTAGAGCTGCACAATTTGAATACGATAAAGCAATTGCAACAGGTAATGCAGCAATATTAGCAGGTATTCCAAAATTAGTAAACCCATTCACTGCAGCATTAGGTGTTGCTGAAATTTCAGCAGGTAAAGCAGCAGTAGCGGGTGGTATTGCAGGTAAGGCAGCTGTGAAAGTAAATACAGGTTTGCAAGTTGCAGCAGTTGGTGTATCATCTGCAGCACAAATTGCAGCAATCTTATCATCGGGTAAAGGTAAATCAGGTGGAACAGGTGCAAGTGCAGGTGGAACTGCAATACAAGGTTCATCTATTCCAACACCACCGACAGTAGCAAGCGTGACTGCACCTCAAATACAAACAACAGGTGGACAAAATCCTACACAACAAATAGGTGAAACAATATCAGCAGCACAAAAACCAATCCGTGCATATGTTGTAAGTGGAGATATTAGTTCTGCACAGGCATTAGATAGGAGAACTTCTAGAGCTGCAACATTTAGTGGAGGATAACTATTTTATAAGATTTTAATGTTTATATAACATGGTAAGAGATAAAAATACAGAAGAATTATTTGAACTAGTATTAGTCGATGAGGAAGATGGTGTATTTGCTAATTCATTAGTAGCATCACCGGCCATAGAAAGAGATTATGTTTGGTTAAATAAACAATATAATTTTGAAGCAGTTAATGATGAAAAGATGTTAATTGCAGGCCCTATGTTAGTGCCTAATCAAAAGATACTTCGTTTAAAAGAAGATGGAACTAAATACTGGGTATATTTCAAACCTGAAACCATCGAAAAGATTTCCAGAAAGTTTATGAAAAATAAACTATTATCAGAGGTGACATTAGAGCACGGAAATAAAACATCTGGAATTACAATGGTTGAGAGTTGGATAGTTGAAACTCCAACAAAAGATAAATCAAACTTATACGGATTTACATTACCAAAAGGAACATGGTTTTCAATTTATTCAGTTGAAGATAATCCAAAGGTATGGGAAAGAGTAAAGCAAGGTGAATTTGCTGGCTTCAGTATTGAAGGGATTTTTGAACACAAGAAGAGCAACATTACTTTATCATTAGAGAAAGATATTAATGATTTTACAGAAGAAGAAGCAGAAATCTTTTTAGGTCAAATCAAAGCAATTATAAAGAAGGATAAAAGATTTAAGAAAAGAGAAAGAATAGAATTTGAGTCTTATTCAGATTATCCAGAAGGAGTTAAGAACAATGCAAAGAGAGCGTTGGATTGGGTAGAAAAAAACGGATGGGGTTCTTGCGGAACTGCCGTTGGTAAGCAGCGTGTAAACCAGTTGGCTAAAGGTGAACCTATCTCGGTGGATACAATCAAACGCATCTACTCATATGTTAGTAGACATGAAGTAGATTTGGAAACATCAAAATCATTCGGGGATGGATGTGGTTATCTGATGATGATGAGTTGGGGAGGGTTAGCAGCAGGTAGATGGGCACACAATAAATTAAAAGAATTAGGATTATTACAAGAGAATGCAGAAGGTGTTCCACATTATACTGCTGATGGTAAATTATATACAGGCCCAACACATAAAGGTCCTGATGGTAGATTAATGACAGGAGCAGTTCATACTGAAACTAGTGAATATCTTTATCATATAGAAGAATTGGAAGCACAACCATCTATTACATCATCTTATCCAGGTGAAGTTGCTAGTGGTAGTGTAGCACCAGCATTGAAATAATATGAACCAAGAAACTTACATAAAGAATATAGATAGATTTGCATTACCAAAGGTATCAATATTGGAGTTTAAGAGAATGTTGAAAAGAACATCTTCTACAAACACAATGGAGATAAAGTGGAGAACTGCAATACCACCAACACATAGAACTAAACACGAAGTATTTTGGGGTGATAACTTTTCAGCAAGTGACCAAAGTTTTACAAAAGAAGCTGAAGGTATGGTTAATTTGGAAGCACCTAATACAATAGAAGGTTGGAGAACCCTAACATACGATAATATATCTTCATTTAAATTTGAAGGTAAATCATATACGATAATTTATTAAAAAAATATTATGCCAGTTAAAGTAAAACCAAACGAGAAAGAGGCTGATTTTATTGGAAGATGTATATCAGAAGAAGTATCAGCAGGATACGAACAAGACCAAGCTGCAGCTATTTGCTACTCTTATTGGAGAAAAGATAATATGAGTAAGATAACCGATACATCTGCAAAAGTAATGGCTAAAGTAGCATACGATACTGATTTTAGAGGTATCAACTTATTTGCAGAAGATGGATTAGAAGGAGCATGTTGGGAAGGATATGTTGCAATAGGAATGAAAGAGTTAGATGGTAGAATGGTTCCAAATTGTGTGCCAGAAGAAAAAGAAGATTAATATGGAGAATATATACACCGTAATCATAACAGCTATAACCACATTAGGTGGTGCAGGTGCATGGAGATACTTTGAGAAAAGAGCTGCACATAAAGAAGATGATGAAAGATTTATCAGAAACGATTGCCAAAGTAGAATATCTAAATTAGAAGCTCTGTTAGAACAATCATCAAAAGAAAAGGATGAGATGAGAGCAATCATAATAAATTTAACTGCACAAGTTGCAAGATTGGAAACAGAAGTAAAATACTTAATGGATGGCAAAGGGAAAAGTATCTAGCAATAACAAAGTATCATTTGGTAAAAGAAAAGAAGGTAGTGCTAAAAAATCATATAATAAGCATTCATCTAAACCAAAAAGATATAGAGGACAAGGTAGATAATAAAAATCAACAGAAAATAGGTTATAACCTAATTTAAGAGACTTTAATACATAAATGGTATCTACATACCAAATCGGAGAATATACGGAAAATACCCCTTAAAATAGGGGTTTTTTTATACCCAATTTTTACCCAAAAATACCCCATTTTCATAACTGGTTGATAATCAATTAGTTGCATAACTCATTGAAAATCAACATTTTAGGTGATTTTTCATAACTTATTGATAATCAATAACTTGCATATTTACCTTTTTTTAATATGTTAAAGTTTTGTTAAAACCCATAAGTCATTGAAAATCAACGCTTTATAACTCGTTGATAATCAATCACTTATAGAAAACCTTAAAAATAGTTTAGAAAATGTTTGGTAGATTAAAGTATTTTTCGTATATTTGGGTATTCCCAACAATGAGAGGGAGTATATATAAAAATTATTTAATATGAAAAACACAAAAAAATCAGTTATGAACAACAAAAA